GATGAATCTGCCAAAAGGACCAGCAACGCAAGATGGGGAAGTAGTAGCTGCAATAGAAGTGCTGCGGCAGCATAAGCATTTGCTGCCTAGCGGCAATAGTCAATTTGTGTACAGCTTACTCTCTTACCACGAAAGGTGGGGATATGTCACAACTAACCAACGACCGCATCTTATCAAGCTTGCAGAAAGGTGTCTTGAGCTTGCAGAAAAGAACAACCCAACCGGAGTCGAAGAAGTATTTAACGGAGCTGCTATTAGAAAGCTTCTTGACAAAGCAGCAAGCAATGGTCTTAAATATCCCACACTCAAGTTTCAGCTTCCTGATATACCCGGAGATAGGCTGTATTTTTATCGTGCATCGGCGCGCTAAAAACCCTGGGTATATCTATATATCAAACGGAAGAAAGTATCCGGAACGCCGTCTGTATGCTTTTATCGACAACGCGGGTGAGGGTAACATACAACGAACAGCTCCAACCACTGTTAAAAAAGCTATCCGAAAGATTGCAGCAGCGCCGATTTCAGAGGCAGTGGCTACAGGGATTAAAGTTTCACAATGTTGCTTCTGTGGGATATCTCTCATTAACTCAATTTCCGTTCATCATGGTTACGGACCCATCTGTGCAGAGAAGTATGGACTTCCGTGGACTGGCAGCGAAGAGCAAACGAAAGCAGCGAAGCAAAAAGAAGTAGAGTTAATTGATATAGATAGTCTTGGTATGGAGGAAGCAAGACTGGACGAAGAGGAATAAATCATGATACCCAAACGCAAGCATGTGCGGACAGCACCAAATAGCCCCGCGCAGATAGTTGCACTGCAATATGGAAGTGAATTGCGTTCAATTCGTGGGCTAATCGCAATACTAGAGCTAGCACGTAGTAGATTCTATACTCCAATGCTCGCTAACCTTAACATTGCGCGGCTACAGGATGAACTAGAAGAGGCCGCAAAAGAAAGATATGAAACTAAAAAGAAGAAACTACCGCAAAAATCCCCCTTGACAACAGACGGGGACTAGAGTAAACTTTGTATTCACCGTTGCGAAACGGGCCGAGTATCCAACCAGACGTATCACTCAACCATGAAAGAAAGGAAGCAAACATGAACGACGCACCCGCTACTACTGTTGTTGCTGCAACTCTCACTCCACTTCCTCCGTCTCCCATTCCCGGTACCGTATTCCGTCCGAAGAAGTTCTTCTTCAAGAAGGATGAAGTCGGCGAGAAACGTCCGAACGTGGATCTGATTCTGCCGTATCCCACGGAAGATCGAGTGTTGGAGATGTTCAAGGACGACAAGCAGCGCATGATCTTGATGGATCTGATCAACGATCTCATCAACGATCACGCGAAGCTCCAAGTTGGTGACGAAAAGAATCCGGTGAACAAGCAGGAAGAACTGGATATCACCAAGTTGGATCTCGCGTTCATTGCCAGCATACCTCCCGGCGAACGTCGCGGTGGTGGAATCGGCAAAGAAACGTGGGAGACTTTCTTCGCGGATTACGTGGAGATCATGCCCGCAATTACCGGCAAAGCGAAAGACAACGTGGAGAACGCAGCGAAGTTGTTGGTTGCTCGCCTCCAGCCGGTCAAGACTCAGAAGAAGATTCTCGACTTCCTGGGTGGGCAACTCTCGCTGTGGTTCAGCAAGACGCAGCAAGCGGAAGAACTCGCGGAAGTTTACGAGTTCCTCAGCGAGAAGATCAAGACGCTGATGGCAGCAGACGAAGCTGCATTGCTGGCGAACCTGTAACATCGGTAATCGCTAGGATGAAGGGCATCAACTTCGGTTGGTGCCTTTTTTCATAGTAGATTACTGGAGTTGCAATGCAAAAGGGTTCACTTAGTTTCCAGCAGATATATAACGAGCTATTTGCTGGAAAGAAGCTAGTATTATACTTTATAGATACAGACTCAGCGGAAAACTTCCGCACGAGAATGCATCACCATAAAACAAAACAAGAAAAGACGCTTGAAGGATTAGGTCTTAGTAACGAAGAAGAACGCACAGTATTACGCTTCACTGTCAAGAAAAATGAAACTGGGAACGAAGCAGTTGCATATGTCCAGTTCGCTCCCGCTTCCCCACTTAAGCGGTATCCTGTAGTAATCCTCGATGAAACCGATCTAGGTTCCCCGCAACAGAAGAACGCAGATGCGCAAATATCAGCCGGTGTGGATCAAGGTCCGCACTAAAGGCTCATGCTGTGTTAAGGTCCATAAGTTGATTGTATCCCGAGTAGTCAAAGCAGTAATTAAAGAGAAAGATACTGATGTTGCATTTAAGATGGCAAATCCGTTGGATAAGCCGTATCTTTCGATGCAGTATGACGAGCTAGTAGATGGTAAGACGGTGCTGATTACATTCCGCCTGAAGCAAAGATATGGGTTAGTTAGCTTAAAACAACCAGAGGAAATAGAGCTGTGAAAGTAGTATATAGTAAGCAAATCGAAGAAAAATGGGCCGGCAATGGAAAAACCTTTCGTGCGCGGGATGTTACAGCTCGCGTGGAACTAGAGCGTCATTACGCAAAATATCCTCACCTTCGTCCCAAACACTTAAGGAACCAAGATGCGATACGATCAGATGCAGAGGCAACGGAAGCTGCTAAGAAAGCAGCTGTTGCAGTCCCGTTGGAAACAAATGAGAGAACGGTTGTGGAGGGTGTGGCACTCACAGAAACTCATATCCAGAATAGCGGAGATGCCTAGTGAGCCCAGAACGCGTGAAAGAACTACTGGCAAAAGCACAATCTACACTGGCTGTCGCAGATCCGCAGCAGCCAACGTCATTAAGCAATATGCAGGAACCAACTTTAACAAAGATAACAGAACCATCCGTTCCTATTTCAAACGTCTCTTCTACGCCTATTGCTACCGAGCCAATCTCCACTACGGTAGTTCCGCCCTCCGCAACTATTGAGTATCCTGGGCTGTACGCGCTTTCTGAGAAGATAGCAGCTCTCGACAAGGCGCTAGTTGCTGCCTCTCCTGGCATGGATAGCTTGTTGCAAACCATTCACCGAAATCTCGACAAAGATCCAGAGCTAGTGCATCTTCTCAAAGAAGAAGAGATTAGTGTTATCTTCCGCGGATTAGAGAGACAGACGCAGACTACGATCGTATCCGACTCCGTAAAGAGCGCAGGTAGTGGAAAGAATAAAGGACTTAGCAAGCTAACTAGTGCGGACTTGGGAATGGACGATCAATAATGAACAGCAAACTAATATTCCCGCCAACAAAACCTCCAGGTTGCACCAAGAGTTGTAAGCAATTATTCTGTGGGAACACTGATACATTTACGCTGGCGATTTATTGTGAGAATCGAAAATACGAAGACGACGAAACTCCTACGTTCTGCAGCTACATGTTTAGCTGTGGCGAAGTAGTGAGGGGAAAGATAAAAATTCCAATTGGACAAACACTGAAGCAAACAGTTGCACTTGCTGTAATTGATCTGCTACCAAAGATTACTAATCTTACGCAATCACAAAAGCAAGCAAGCACCAATGTCAACTGAGCATATATGCAAGGATTGTAAATCAGTACTTGGGGTTCGCCACGCTACTGAGGCTTGGGAATCCTGGAAGTGCGTACATCCTAACAACATAAAGCAAGTAGCTACTAATCCAGTAAATGGTAATCCTGTTCGACACTATAATGCAGAACATATATTGGAATGCAGAGTAGACCTCTGTAAGGGTGATTGGTTTGAAGAGTATGTGAAGCCTGATTATAAAGAATTTACAATTACTGAACAACATTTGCCTAGGCCCGCTGCTAAGAAAAGTCTTAAGTCTATTGGAATGGACGATCTGTAATGGATACATTACTTAAAGTTCCAGAACTGCATCTGGAGATACACGAAATACTTAAGCGTCTTTCTCACAGCGGTATTGGTTTGCTGCGAGCTTGTCCTCGTAAGTATGAGCTTAGCAAGATGTTTGAGCGCGGCGAGGACAGCGAAGATCTTGTATTTGGTAAAGCAGTTGGTTATGGAATACAGCAGTTACTTATTGGACGCAGCAAGAAAAAAGTTTACTTTGAGATATTCCGCGCATGGAAACGAGACATAGTTGATATCGACAGCTCGGAAGAACGAAAGAAAAAAAGTCTCTGGCATGCATTTCATGCAATAGACATATTCGTACGCCGACATCTAGACAACTTGCTTAGCGAGTATGATGTTGCAGTTTTTAACGGTAAGCACGCGTTGGAATTAGGATTTCGTATTAAGATAGGTAGCGGCTTTAATTATCGTGGATTTGTAGACGTAGTATTAATTCATAAAGTTACAGGCAAACTGTTAGTGTTGGAGATTAAGACTACAGCGTATAAGTATGTACTTGCTGCTAGTTTCCAGAACAGCGATCAAGCTCTTGGGTATAGTCTCATCTGTGACTATATAGCACAGCAATCAAAAACAGAGCTCGGTAGTGATTATAGTGTATGGTATTTCGTTTACATGAGTACACGCATGGAGTACGAACGACTTCCCTTTGTTAAGAGTCACAGTATGCGCGCGCAGTGGATACAAGATCTATTACTGGAAGTAGAAAAGGTAGGACTGTATGTAAAGAACAATCGTTTCCCGATGCACGGCAGTAACTGCAGCAGTTATAATCGTCCGTGCGAATTTCTTAATGTATGCAATATGCCAAACAGTATGATTATGCTGGGCGCAAATCCAAAGGTTAAAGCAGAAACAGACGCTGACTTCGATTTCAATATCTCATTAGAAGATTTGATCGAAGCACAGTTGCAAATCAACGCACAGGAAATTGAAAGGATGCAACATGCCAAAACTTAGTGATATGGTAAAGGCAATGGCTGGAATCTGGAGGCCGCAGCACGTACTTGCATTTGGAGATAGCAAGAGTGGTAAGACAGAACTTGCCGGAAAACTTGCAGAACGATATAAGTTGCACTGGTTCGACTTGGAGAACGGCCATACTACGCTGCTAAAGTTGCCAGTGGAGATGCAAGAAAACATTACTCTTTATCGCATACCAGATACTCGCAGCTATCCAGTTGCAATAGAGACGATGCTAAAGGTTATTACGGGGATTCCTGTTAGTTCT